TGAGTTAACTATTTATCCAGATTTAAGGTCATCACCATCAGATGATGCAACAGTTGTTGTTTCAAGTGCTGTTGGTTTATTTAGGTTGACTACACCAACACATAACTGGGCAATAAGTATGGATGGATTTTATTCATTATCTTTCGGAGCATCTGAAGCATTATGAGTAGAAATATAACAACTGCTTTTAACAACATTTTGGAAAGTGATAATTTATCACCTTTTTTAGCAGTTGATTTATCTTTTGATGGAGGAAATTTTCTTGCTTGGACAGGTTATGGAAATATTACTTTTTTTGGTGCAACTTTCGTTGGTAGTGGGGATTTTCTTAATGTTTCTCAAATAAGTGAAACTGCTGATATTCAAGCTAATGGAATAAATATAACATTATCTGGTATCCCATCGGATTTAATATCAAGTGCATTAAATGAAACTTATCAAGGTAGACCTGCAAAATTATATTTAGGTTTGTTGGATGCTAATGGTGCAGTTGTAGCCGATCCATATTTAGTTTTTAGTGGTCGAATGGATACAATGGGCATAGAAGATAGTGGTGATACAGCAAATATAGGTTTAACTGCTGAAAGTAGATTAATTGATTTGGAAAGAAGCAGAGAAAGAAGATATACATCTGAAGATCAGAAAATAGATTATCCTAATGATAAGGGTTTAGAATTTATTGCTGATTTACAAGATAAAGAAATTGTTTGGGGTAGGTAATGGGATTTTTTAAAAATTTTGTTAAAGCATTACAAAACCCGGCAACATTAATTGCTGCAGCAGCAGCAGTCTTACTTGCTCCTACAACTGGTGGAAGCAGTTTAGCATTTTTTGCGCAAGCATATGTTGTATCTGCTGCAGCTACTGCAGCTATTCAAACATTTTCACCTAAACCTAAACTTCCTAGTTTCTCAGATTTTTCTTCTCAAAGTCAAAATAGAACACAAATGATTAAGCAACCAACTGTTGCTAGAAGAATGATTTATGGTGAAACAAGGGTTTCTGGTGTTTTAGGTTTTGCAGAAAGCACAAATGATGACAAATATCTTCATTTAGTTATTCTTATGGCATCACATGAAGTTAATTCTATAGGGCAAATATATATAAATGATACTGCTATTATATTAGATGGAAGTGGTAATTGTACTGCTCCGGCACAATATGCAAATCTAATTAGAATAAATAAACATTTAGGTTCACCAACACAATCAGCAGATGCAGATTTAATAGCAGAAAGTGATGGTAAATGGACAAGTAACCATAAACTTAGTGGGATAGCTTATGTTTATGCACGATTAGAATTTGATGCAGATGCTTTCCCTAATGGATTGCCAAATATATCAGCTATAGTTCAAGGAAAGAAGTTATATGATCCTAGAACATCAACAACTGTTTACTCAACAAATCCTGCTTTAGCTATTAGAGATTATTTAACTGATAGTATTTATGGGTTTAATGCTTCATCTGATGAGATAGATGATACATCTTTTACAACTGCTGCTAATATATGTGATGAAGATATAGATCTACATCCAAATACTATAGCATTTGTCGGTTTCCCAACTGAAAAAAGATATACAATAAATGGAACATTTGAAAGCAATGGTAGTCCGAAACAGATATTAGAAAACCTTTTAACTGCTATGGGTGGTTCTGTTATCTTTTCTAATGGCACATTTAAAACAAAAGCAGCTAAATATGTTGCTCCAACTGTAACATTAGACGAGGGTGATTTAAGGGGATCTATTGCTTTGCAATCAAGAAGATCAAGGAGAGATAATTTTAATGCAGTTAAAGGTGTTTTTACATCACCAGATAATAATTATATAGCTGCTGATTACCCTGCATTTACATCAACAACTTTTCAGAATGAAGATAATGGAGATCAAGTCTTTTTAGATTTAGATTTACCTTATACAACTTCTTCACCTACGGCACAAAGATTAGCTAAAATAGCTTTGTTTAGAAATAGACAACAAGTAACCTTAGATATGCCTTGTAAGCTAAAAGCATTTCAATTGAATGTAGGTGATACAGTTTCTATTAATAACACTAGATTTGGATTTAGTTCTAAGGTTTTTGAGGTTGCTGAATGGAATATAGCATTTGAAAATGATGGAAATGGTGTTCCTATTATGGGAGTTGATTTAGTTCTTAGGGAATTAAATAGTGCTGTTTATGATTGGAATGCTGAAGAAAAAGTATTTCAGCAAGATAACACAACTTTACCAAATCCATTTGTGGTTGCGCAACCTGTTATATCAACAACTGATGAATTAAGGGTTCTTAATCAAGAAGCTATTTCTGTTTTAATTGTAAATGCATCTAGTTCTAATCCACAAGTTATAGATTTTGAGGTTCAAGCCAAAAAATCAACTGATACTGATTATATTAATTTAGGTAAATCAAGCGCTAATTTGTTTGAATTTGTAAATGTTGAAGATAATGCTATTTATGATATTAGAGCAAGAAGTATAACAAGATTAAGTCGCTCTGCTTATGTAACAGAACAGCATCAAGTTGTTGGAAAGACTGCTCCACCTCAAGATGTTTCTGATTTTAGTGTAAACATAATCAATACTGAAGCACATCTAAGTTGGACACCAGTAACTGATTTAGATTTATCTCATTATCATATTCGTCATGCTAGGGAAACATCTGGTGCAACTTATGCTAATGCAGTTGATTTAATAGCTAAAGTATCAAGACCTGCTAACACAACTATTGTTCCGGCTATGACAGGCACTTATTTTATTAAGGCAGTTGATAAGCTAGGAAATGCATCTTTAAATGCAACAAGTAAATTAGCTATTATAGAAGATATTAAAAATTTAAATGCAGTTGCTACTACTACACAACATCCTAATTTTACAGGAACTAAAGTAAATACAGCAGTTGTTGATAATAAACTTCAATTAGACACTAGCATTAATTTTGATGATGCAACTGGCAATTTTGACGATGCTAGTGGTTTATTTGATGGTGGTGGTGGTAATATAGCAGCTAGTGGAACTTATGAGTTTGATAATTATGTTGATTTAGGTTCAATTTATACAAGCAGAGTTACAGCAAATGTTAATGTAGTTAGGATAGACTATGTTAATTTATTTGATGATGCTCAAGGTAATTTTGATGATAGAACTGGTGATTTTGATGGTGATGTTCAAGCATTTGATGATACAAATGTTGAATTATTAGTGGCAACAACTGAAGATGATCCATCTGGTTCACCAACATATACTGATTTTAGGAAGTTTTTTGTCGGTGATTATAAGGCTAGGGCATATAAATTTAAAGTTAATATGACTAGTTCAGATGCACAAGCTACACATCAAATAACATCATTATCGGTTACTATAGATATGCCAGATAGAGTTGTGTCAGAAACTGATATTTCTACAGGTGTAGGTTCTAAAGTTATAACATTTTCACCATCATTTAAGGCATTGCAGGGAGTTGGCATTTCTGCAAGCAACTTAACAAGTGGTGATTATTATGCTATAACAAGTAAGAGTGCATCTGGTTTTACTATTACTTTCTATAATAGTGGTGATAGTGTTGTTGATAGGACATTCGATTATGTCGCAAAAGGTTATGGTGAACTAGTAGCTTAGAAAAGGAATAAATATGTCACAGAATGATTTTACAATTGCCAATCAAGGTTTCCCGGCATTTAGAGCAGATTTAAATTCAGCATTGCAAGCATTAGCATCTAATAGCTCTGGTGCAACTGATCCATCAACAACATTCGCAAACCAATTTTTTTATGATACTGCAAATAATGTATTAAAATTCAGAAATGAAGATAATGATGCATTTATAACTATAATGGGATTTGACCAAAGTGCAGACACAACAACTAATGTAGTAACAGATGCAAGTCAAACATTTACAAAAGCACAAGTTCCATCAACTTATACAGGAACAGGATTAACATTAGATTTTGACACATATCAAAATTTTATTTTAACTTTATCATCTGGCTCTAATACTTTAGCCAATCCAACAACTGAAGCAGGTAATGTAGGTCAAACAGGTGTTTTAATTATAATTCAGCCATCTAGTGGTTCTGCCGGGACAATAAGTTTAGGAACAGATTATGAAAGTGTTGGTGGTGCAGGATTAACTTTATCAAGTGCTAATAGTGCTTATGATGTATTGCCATATATTATAAAGGCAGAT